CCCTAAATTCCAACAAGATGTAGAACAATCCCATGTTACCATATATCCATTGGTAATAATAGATAACACATACTATTTTTCTACTATAAAAGAATCATTTTTCGATGTAGCTCCAACTGAAGAACCTAGAACTCTACTAAATTTTAAGGATTATAATCTTTCAATATCAAACATAAAAGAATCAGTTAATATAAAGGATAGAAAGTTTAAAATATCAAATGTTACTTTAAGTTTGAGTAATTATAAGATAGAACAAGATAGATTTAGCGATATACTAACTGGAAGCATTAATAAAGAAGTAGAAATTTACTTTAAAACTCAATCTTGTCAATATTTATCCGATTGTCTTATGATTTATAAAGGTTCTTTAAGAGAGATTAAACATGATGATTCTAAAATAAACATAACCCTAGAAGATTTAACTCAAAGTAGATTTCATAAAGATGTTCCAATAGCAAATATTGGGTTTTCTAGTAATGTATATGATAAAAAATATTTTAATAGGTATATTCCCATAACTTATGGGCTTGTTGAAAAAACCCCTGCAATTCCATATATTGATATAAATGAACCTAATAGTGTATTTATAATAAGTGATGACATATCAGATATTACTAAAAGTGGAAGAGATCTTGAAATGGCTGGATTTGGAACAGATAATAGTATAGACTTTAATGAATTAGTTCAAGATGGAATACATCCACTTCATATTTATAAAGGCGATTATTATAGAGTGTTGGAGAATTATGATTCAGAAAAAGCTACAACAGATGATTTTACAGAGGAACTCTCATTGCAATACAAAGTAGATGAAAGTAATAATTTTGTAAGAATAGAAAAAATTATTTCTACAAGTCAAAATCCTTTAAACCCTCCTGCCATGAATATGCTTCAAGCAATTAAAGTTAGATTTCCTAATAATTTTGAAATATTACAAGCTAGCACTTTACATGGTGATGTTAGTGATGATGGAATAGTTTTTGATAATCAAGGGTTTTCATTATATCATTTAGATGAAACTGTTTATGGAGAAGAAAACTCATTACAGAACCCATTATTCCCCACTTCACAAGATATAATAAATCCTTTTTCAGCATATACAGAGATTCCTAATAGTCAATGGACTGAATCAGATAGTGATGTAGATGTATATTCAGTATCAAATTTTAGACCATCCTCAGACAGACATGGAATGTACACAAGAGGAATACATTTTCCAAGAAATGATAATGACTATGCTTATGGGACTCACTTTGGTTGGCTCATAAATGCTTGGACACAAGTAAATGCTCACTCTTTACCAGTTACCTTCATAGACCTGCCTGATATAAATGACTTACAAACATATCTTTATCAAAAATTTGTAGAAGATGGATTATGTGAAGATGGAGTTAATCCATTTTTAAGTGAAAATTACATTGCCCCACAATGTAATATAACTGATGGTCAGCGAGCAGCTTGGGCAGAAGATTCTGGATTTACAGGAAATGAATTAACTGAAGATGGCGAAACTACTTATAATGATAATAACTTTAATTATTTTGAATATGAGGTTTATGACTCTGAAACTGAAGAAACCTCCTTTCATCAAGAAACATTAAAATCACTATTTGATGGGACATTGAGTGAAGAAAATATCAATACTACATATCCACAAGTTATGTGGAGGTTTGCTTTAAATGACGATCAAGTTGTGGGAGGATATAAATATTGCTTAGTAGGTATGAAAAATAACTCTATGGATGGACATGGAGCTATTACACAATATAATAATCCTAGTAATCCTTTAATATTTTATAATATGTTTGATGATGGTTCTGATACTCCATATTTATTTGAAAACCCATATAATGAAGATGGAACTTTTAATGAGGATTTTTTATTTGCAGTATTTAAGCCAATAGGATTGCAAGATAAAACAAATTATTCAGGTGGTGGTATAACCAATAGAAACATAAGAGTATGGTATGAAGCAGAATGGAATGGAAGAGAAATAGGAGAAAACCATTGGGGTCAAGGTACATCATCTTTAACTGAACAACAAGGGCTTTATTGGGGTTTTTATCCAGGGACTAGGGAAGGAACAGGAATAGAAGTAGGAGGTTATGGTACAGTAAGACAAAGACTTATAAGTTATGATGTAGCTTCTGATACTGCCTATAATTATGGTGGTGGTGGTTGGATGATGTATATTAAAGAAGATATAGCTTCAGATATATTGAAAAATACTTCTGGCACTGCTCCAAATTCAGGGAGTCATAACGAAGTTACTTTTGAAGATGTACAATGCACAATAAAAGCTAATTCAATATTACCTTGTCAAGGTTCAGCAAGATCTAAAATGAATTATGACCAAAGTAGTATAAGTGGAGAGTATTTTCATTTTGAATATGCCTATCTTAATGATCCTAGCTATTTTAGAATATCATCAATGACTGATGGGATTGAAGCTACAGATCCAGAAACAGAAACAAGATTAACTGCTGTTTTTACAATCCCTGATTTAGATATTAGTGATGAGCTTGAGGGGCAAACATTTACTTATGCTTTTGGCAAAATTAAATGTGATTTTCTTGGTGGGGATGATTATGCAAATACAAGTGGGACTAATACTAAATTTTTATTAGAAATTGCCCCAGTAGGAATAGAAGAAGCAGACCCAGCAACTGGTGAAGAGGATATAAGTTGGTTTGAAGTAAATGGACATCCAGTAATTGAAATACTTGGGGGGACAGGTTCAATTATACAAGATGGAGGGGAATCTTTATGGAGTGTAGATTCTGCTGATGCTCCCAATCCTGATGATATTGGGAATAATATTAATACTTTTTCTGATATTGGGGTAGCTAATTTAAGTGATAATTGGGGAACTGCAAATGCTTACCAAGGAGTAACTGCTGCATATAGACTGACAAGTGATAGCACAGGGCAATTTTTGCATACTAAAACTCAAATATATAGTATGGGGGTTACTCAATTTATACTTTTTGAAAAAGCATTAGATTCTGATTTTTATTTAGATAGTCAAGGTAGGGCAGATATTGCAGTAGGGAATGTTTTTCAATATACAGGTGGAGAAGGTGAAGGAAAGAATCCAATAGAAAATCCAGCAGATATAATATATCACTTCATAGAAAAAGAGTTGGGATATGAGAATATTATAAACGAAGATAGTTTACTTGATGCAAGAAACAATCATAGCGATTTTAGATTAGGATTTTCAGTTAAAGATAAAATTAATTCTAAAAAGTTGGTTGAAGAAATAGCTAAAAATAGCTTTTTATTTCCAAAATTCACAATAGATGGCAATTTTGGTTTTGATACTATTAAGAATACATATAATGAAAATGATGTTGATGTTGTTTTAAAGGGAAAAGACCTTCTTGGCATATCTTTTTCAAGAACTCCAATACAAAATATAAATACATTAGTTAATGTAAAATACAAAAAAGATTATGCAGAAGATGAATATTTAAGACAAACAGGATATTGTGATGCTTATGATTTCTTTGGTAATGGTGATGGTTATTTAGAGGGAATTGTGTTTGATGAAGCATTTGAAGCATCGGATGGCAGACCTGATGGCTATAGCTACTCATATTATAATCTTAAAAGAGAAGATAAAATATTAGAATTTGAAAGTGATTATATTAGAGATAAAGATACTGCCATGAAATTAAGAGATTTCTTGATGTTTCATAATGCTAATCAACATAGTATTGTAAATCTTACAACTACTTTAAAACATATAAATTTAGAAACAGGAGATATAATAAAATTTGATTCTCTTATTAATGACCTTAAATGCTATGGAGAAGATTATACGATACCAAACAGGAGAAATGGTCAGAACATATACCCCTTCTTCAAAATAACAGATATTTCAAAAACAAAGAAAAACATAAAAATAAAAGCTATTCAGTTACATGAACTACAAAGAACATTTAATCCAGTTGTTGGATCTATTACAAGAATGGCAGATTTGACAGAAGGAGGAAATTGGAATTGGGAAGATGTTAATATATTAAATGATTTTATTGAGGATCGTGTATCTTACATGACAACACAACAAATAAAATTAGCTAATATTCTTTCAGGCTCTGGGAATGTGGTTGATAATACAGATCTATCCATTCTTGTAGATTTTTTAACTCCTACTGTTTATGGAGATGTTAATAGTGATGATTTTGTTAATGTAGTAGATGTGGTTACTTTGGTACAATTTATATTAGGTTATAATACTTCTGAAGAAGTAGCACAAGCAGGAGATTTAAATGGAGATGGTATAGTTAATGTATTTGATATTGTTATTTTAGTTGATTTGATTTTAGGTGGGGGAGAATAATGAACTTAAAGGAAAAGTTAAACATATTAAAAAGTGCAAATGATTATAAAGCAATTACACATCCTACTGATGCAAAAATATATGTAGGAGATAATGAGATAGAAATGTCAATTAATGGAACTCCATCCATAATACAAATCAAATATAAAGGCATTTGTAGTTTAGAAAATAGGCTACCTCTATTATTTAAAGTTAATTTTTCAAAACACAATATCATAA